CGGTCATGACATTCGCTGGAATACCGACTGGTGCAGGCCCGAGCGGCCCAATTAGTGGTGGCCCAGCCAATCAAGCTTTAGTCGACACATTCAAACAAACATATGTTGAAACCACGAGAGCACAAATTTGTGATATCTTAACAAGAGTAGAAGAATAATGGCATTGAGTCTTAAAAAATTAGAAAGGTCTTTAGTAAAAAATTTCGAAGACATTAGAGAGAATGGGGCTACCGAAAAAGAATCGGCTGATGGGATGGCTAACGCGATTGGTGAATATGCTAAAGACGCTGAAGCTTTAGTTCCGACACCTTTTTTATTACCAGGAGCTCCACCTATACCTGATACTTCTATGATTGGAAAAAAAGTACCTGTAGCTGGTTCAGATGCGAGTAAACCTGCATTATCTTCAGCTATACTTTCGAGTTATAAAGCACAAGACCCATCATTTACAATTATTTCAAGTGGTATAGTGACATATGTCGCGACTTTTCTAAATTATGCTACAAAACCATTAATAGGTATACCTGCAACAATAACAGGTACAACCGTAATACCACCGCCAGTATTGACATCCGTTACAGCTATTGGATTGGGTGGTGGTACTATATTAGATACATTAAAAGTAATGGCTGGTATTATTCATACTTCATTTATGGCTGGCACGGTGACGGGTGTCGGATTAAATCCACAAGTAGGTGCTACAATTCCAGCACCAGTTGTTGCCAAATTAATTTAGTATAAAATTGAATTAGAAATATTTATATTTAAGAATAGGAGTTATCCATGAAAAAACAAGAACTAATCAAAATCATTGAATTAGTAGTTCGTAAGGAAGTCAAGAAACAGGTAAATGAGATATTTATAAAGGAAGGAATCAATTCTTTTAAAGAAAAAACGAAAGAAGTTCCATCCTCTTTGACTCAAATAGCAGAACAAGAGTACATCCAACCCAAACCAAAAAAGAAAGAGTTTAAAGAATACACAAAAAATTCAGCTCTTAATAAAGTTTTGAACGAAACAGTAGGTGGAATACCACAAGGTGAAAAAGCAGCTTATCCAACAATGGGTGGTGGAGCATATACCTCTGATAGAGTGAATGAACTAATGGGTGGAAATCCAATGATGGCAAATACAGAAGAAGGTAAAGAAAAAAGAAGACAAGTAGGAGCCATAGAATCTTTGAAGGCACGAGGTGTGAGTTCCGAACAAGTTGGTGAAGATGTTGTAAATGCCCTTACGAGAGATTATAGTGGTTTGATGAAGGCAATGACAAAAAAGAAGACAGAACACTTTCGTCCATAGGAGTAATTAGTTGTCAAGTGTATTAGAAAAAGATTTAAATCCTGACATTAAAATAGGTATATCATTACCAATGGATCATACTGATGGTTCAGGTTTTTTTCCTGGCACATCGACTACATTATCACAAACAGGTAGTAATATTCGTAATTTATTATTGACTAATAAAGGTGAGAGAGTCGGACAGCCTGAATTTGGATGTGGACTTTTACAAATTTTATTTGAACCATTGAGTGATACTTTGATTGATAATGTGACCTCGACTATCGAAGAAGCATTAGCTACTTGGTTACCCCATGTTTTGATAAACAAATTAAATGTAGAGGGTGATGAAGTTGAACAGAATCAATTGAATATTGAAATCGAATTTTCATTGACAATACAACCAGATGTGTTGGATAGTATATCTTTGAATTTCTTGACAGGTGATTCATATTAGGAGAATTAAATGGCTAATGGTGTAAAAGAAATTAGATATTTGAATAAAGATTTTGCTGGATTTAGGGCAGACTTGATAGAGTTTGCTAAGCAGTATTATCCAAATACATATAATGATTTCAATGAAGCGTCACCGGGTATGATGTTTATCGAAATGGCTTCATATGTCGGTGATGTCTTATCTTACTATGTAGATTCACAATTTAAAGAACAATTATTAGCATACTCAACCGACCAAAAAAATCTGTACGAAATGGCACAATCATTTGGATACAAACCAAAGTTATCTACTTCATCTTATGGTTCTGTTGATATATTCCATATTGTACCATCTATTGGAACTGGTCAAAACAACAGACCAAATTATAATTATGCACTACAAATTAATGAAGGTAGTCTTGTGGAGTCTACAAATGGTGTGACTTTTAGAATAAGAGAAAATGTAAATTTTTCATATTCAAGTTCATTTGACCCAACGATAGTATCTACTTACGAAGTAGATGGTGGTGGAGAAGTTAGTTATTATTTATTGAAGAAATCAGTTCGTGTCGTAAGTGGTAATATCACAGAAGAACAATTTGTATTTGGAGGAGCCGAGAAATACCCTCGTTTACTTTTAGGTAATACTAATATATTAGAAATTATATCTTGTACGGATAGTGATGGTAATACTTGGAAAGAAGTTCCGTTTTTGGCCCAAGATACAGTTTTTGACTCGGTTCGAAATACAGCAGCGAATAATCCTGAATTATCACAATATAATGATGAAGCTCCATATCTTTTAAAACTTCTAAAAACTCCAAGAAGATTTGTTACATTCATCAGAGGAGATGGTAAAACAGAATTGAGATTTGGTAGTGGTATTAGTGATTCAGCAGATGAAGAAATAATTCCTAATCCAAATAATGTAGGTTCTGCTCTGCCAGGTAGTCCAAGTTACTTAGATACATTTTTTGACCCAAGTAATTTTTTGTCTACACAGGCATATGGTCAAGCTCCAGCTAACACTACATTGACTATAAAATATTCGTATGGTGGTGGTATATCAGATAATGTTTCAAGTGACACAATAACCAACATGAAAGAATTTAATTATAGTCTTGATACAACAACTCTCGATAGTGGTGTTGTGGATATAGTGACCAATTCTGTAGGAGTGACAAATGAATATCCAACAAGTGGTGCTAAAGGAGCTGAAAGTATCCAAGAACTCAAATCGAACGCTTTAGCTTATTTTCAATCACAAGGAAGGGCGGTCACAAAAGAAGATTATATAACAAGGGTTTATGCTTTACCACCTAAGTTTGGAGCGGTCGCAAAGGCTTACATAGTCCAAGACGAACAATTAAATTTACCCTCATTTCAGAAAGAAGTTTCTTCGAATATATTTGTAGACCAAAGGTTTGCAGATGTGAAGGCACAAGATGTTGCGAGTTCAAATAGATTACCAAATCCAAACGCATTAAATCTTTATACATTAGCTTATGATGGTAGTAAGACCTTGACACAACTTAATGTTGCGGTAAAAGAAAATTTGAAAACTTATTTGTCTCAGTATCGTCTTGTCACGGATGCAATCAACATCAAAAATGCATTTGTTATCAATATTGGAGTCAAATTTAATTTTATAGCGAGAGCTGGATTCAATAAAGATGAGATAACTTTGAAGTGTATTGAAAGATGTAAGGAATTCTTTAACATCGATAGGTGGCAAATCAATCAACCGATTATAATACAAGAATTAGCGTATGAATTATCATTGGTAGATGGAGTAGGTGCTATAGTACCACCTGACCAAGATAATCCTAAAAGATTACCTGTATTAATAACTAACAAATTTAGTTCTTCTCAAGGATACTCAGGTAACATTTATGATATTGATTATGCGACAAAAGATGGTATTGTATATCCATCTCTTGACCCAAGTATATTCGAATTAAAATACCCTAACACAGACATTGAAGGTCGAGCTATTGGTGACTCGACTGGTAATAAATTATAGGAGAACTAAATGCATTATTTCGAATACGCTGAAAAAGATACAACTTTATATTCGAGAAGTGGAAGTCAGAATACTGGTAGAGACGAAATTCTTGAAGTCACTAAAGATGTAAGTGCTGCTGGTGTCGTTGGTGGTATCAGTAGGGTATTGATAAAATTCGATACGACTTACATCTCTTCTTCTATTGCTAAAAGTCTGATACCTTCAAGTTCCTATACAAAATTTTATTTAAATTTAAAAGATGCTAATTCTCGTGGACTGAATGTAAATCAAATATTATACTCCTATCCAGTAAGTCAATCTTGGGATAGTGGTTTCGGTAGAGCCGATGACTTTCCACCAATAGACGATGGGGCAAGTTATTTCTACAGAGACAATGGAACAACAAGAACACAATGGACGGGTTCAATAACTGGTTCGGGTGGTGTGTGGTATGAGCAGTATAAAGCCTCACAATCGTTTAACAATGAACCAAGTGATGTCAGAATGGATGTTACGAATATAGTTTGGAGATGGATACATGGTGATATACCAAATGATGGTTTTATTGTAAAAAGAAGTGGTAGTATCGGTAATACAGATACAACTCAAGACGAAGGTAGTTCAAAGGCCTTAGGAACCTTTTCTTTCTTCAGTAGAGAAACACACACAATTTATCAACCAACACTCGAAGCTGTTTGGGATGATTCAAAATGGGTGACGGGTTCTTTAGAATATTTGACACCAACTGAATTAGAAGATGTGGTGTTACATCCGAGAAGTTATAGAGATTCATATAAAGAAGATTCAAAAGTAAAATTGAGAATTGTTGGTAGACCTTTGTATCCTGAAAAAACTTTTTCCGCAACAGCTGGATATTCTACTGGTTACAACACTGCTAAGATGTTACCAAGTGGTAGTACATTTTATCAAGTAGTTGATGCATATACTGATGATATCGTAATACCATATGGAAGTGGTTCATTGGTTAGTTGTGATTCAACTGGTAATTATTTTAATTTAGATATGAAATCTTTGTTAGCGGATAGATTTTATAGAATCGAATATAAAATCATAAGTGGTAGTGGAACTACTGATGAAACAATTCAGTATTTCACAGACCTACCATCATTTAGAGTAGTAAAATAGAGGAAACGAAATGCCATACATTATAGCAGAACCTTGTGTTGGAACTTGTGACACCGCATGTGTTGAAGTTTGTCCTGTGGATTGTATTCACGGGCCATACGATACAGAGGGTAGAGGTGAGGAAGCAAAAGTAGACGGATTTGTTCCCAAAGATACTGATTCATTATATATCAATCCTGAAGAATGTATTGATTGTGGAGCTTGTGAACCCGAATGTCCAGTAGAAGCAATATTTGAAGAAGAGGAAGTGCCTGGCGAATGGAATCACTATATCAAAAAGAATTATGACTTCTTTGGTTTGGAGATGAACTAATGCCTTTAACACCCGAAGAATTAAAAAAAAGTGAATTCTATCAAAAGTTAAAAGAACAAGATAGAACACAATACTTAAGTGAACTTGAACACCAAAGAATATTAAGTGATACGGTCGTCATTACTGAGGATGGTAATAAAATACCATCTCCTAATCCTGAACCACTCAGAAATGAAGCTGGATTTTTTATAGCAGTCGAAGACCCGTTTGAAGAAAATGTAAATCTAAAAGACCAAGACCAGCTCATTACATTAGAACAAAAAACAACAACATATGTATACGACCCTTATTGGAATCAAATCCTTGATAGAGAATTCAAAGAATTATGAGAGTACAAACTGATTTAACCCAACAAGATTATCAAGAGCTCAAAAAAGAATCAAAAGAGTTATTAGGTTTATCTGGCCATTTGTATCCACCATTTGGTGGAATCGAAGATTATGTGGAATACCACATATTTGATATGAATGACAATTTCAAGGAACGGGCAAAATCAGTCAATTATACACAAGATGATGATAAAATAATTTTGAATATAGGTCAAGATTTAAGAGACTTGGGTTATAACAAAGGAAATTATAAGGTCAAATATTATTTTGTTAGACCTAAGGCTGGAAGTGGTGATGAAGTGGTATTGACAAAAACTGTGGATGGTGAAGTTGGACTGATTCATAGTGGTAATCCAACAATCACTGGTGAACCTATGGGTGAATTCTATCTTGATGATGATGGAAACGCATTCAAAGGTGTGGCACCACCCACAGATGGTCAAGACCCAACTCCATTGGATATTAAAGAGTGGAAATATAAAATTGACCAAATATCAGGTGACAGAACAGAGGTTAGAATTGTACCACAGATTATCAACAATAAAAAGTACAGAGATGAATTTAGATTATTATCTCAAGATGTGGAACAATATCGTTCAGTAAAATCAGCACCCTTAACACAACAACAAGTCAATACTGCCATCGAACAGGCGATGATGAATGGGATTGACCCACAAGATGCCTTACAAGAATTAGAAGAAAACAATACAGGTGGTGAAATTAGTTTTACAGGTCCTGATAGTACAAGAATAGAATTCAATCAAAGAGTGGCATCAGATTCAGGTTTCCAACAAATAATGAAAGATGGAAAGATTGTGATTAAAGATGCTTATGTTGTTGATTATCGTATAGAACCTGATATAAATCTCAACAACAATTATATTCAAGAAGGCCCTATACCACCAGCTTATATTGAAGCTTATGATTTGAAAGACGAAGGATTTCCAATGTCTGTAAGATATGTGGTTAAAGATGAGGCAACTCAACTAACATTGTATGGACATGATTTTGATGGATATCAACCCATACCTAATTTGACCACACCAGGTGTCAGATATCATTTCGATTTTGGATGTGGACATACTGAAATTCATGATGCACCTTTTGCTAATCACACATATGATTCCGAAGGAGTTTATTCTCCTACGGTCACCATTATGACACCAAACTATGATTTAGTTGTAAGTGATTTATATAAAAATACTGATGCACCTTTGGATGGGCCTGGCTTACGAGGTAGTGAATTAAGAGGATTCAGTCCTACACCTATGGGCGAAAGTGTTGAAGAACCTGGTACTCCATTGTCAAGCGCGTTTGATGGTATGATTGTAAGATGGGATGGAAATACAAGTACTGGAATCCCTCAAAAAACCTATCCATCCTCAACTGAACAATTTCCAGCAACTACGGATACAAGGTGGTTTATTCAGAATGGTGTGAGAAGATGGATAACATCGTCACACAATTTACAATTATTAAGAGACACCATGAACCTACCTGTACAGACACAAACAAGTGTAGATAGTGATGGTAATGTAACCACGACAACAATACCCGATAGGTCAATTTATAACAATCTTTTAAAACAAATACCGGTTGGGCCACAGATAGACGGAACATCTTTTTTACCGAGTGCTGAATATCCAGTAAATCAACCTTTGATTCTTGAAGAGTTTCAAAGACCACTTTTAGGTAATTATGACGCTAGTTCTGAGGGAGATGATGAAAGTAGTGATGAAGGTGGTGATGATGGAACATCCGAGACACAACAACAAAACTTTAATCTTGTATTGGATGGAAGGTACTTCACAATGGATGCAGGACTCGAAACTCTCCCATACGAAGATGATAATGGAGAGGAATTTGATTTAACCTTTACAATCAATGGTACGGAAACCGATGGTAATTCTTTTAGTCAATCTTTTCCATCAGGCACAGAGGTGACGGTTGGTGTTAACTATATCGGGCCAGGCTTTGGTGGAGCAGGATTTCGAGAATGGTCAGATAATGTTATGGAAAATCCAAGAACCATAACGATGAATTCACAAAAAGTTCTTACGGCAAAAATTGGACTCCAAATATAATGAAAAATAAACGAATCATATATTGGGGTGGTAATGACCAAACAATAATTCCACAGATGGGTGCATGTG